AGCAGATCTTCGGGCCATTGGAACAATGGTCGAGAGCCCAGGAATTGATTATACAAAGGAGTGTGAAGGAACAAGGAGTCCCCATCGGAGAGCCCCTCAACATGGGTACCTTAACTTTACTCGAATAACCGTCCCAACCATAGGATTGAAGGAAACCACACAACCTGTTGTATTTAACTGTATTCTTCGAATGACGTCGCAAGATCGTGTGCACGTCGTACTCAGCATAGTGCGGTTTATCACCGGCACCGAGAGTATCTACGAAGAAGTCTACAACATGTTGGGGAAATCCAGCGTTTCTCAATCCTACGCCTACGGACCTAATAACGTCGTGGGAGAATCCGTCAGTAGCCTTAGTGAGATCGGCACTAACGAGCTTTGCTCCGTCAACTGCAGGAAAGCAGACGACAGGCATATCTCCATCCTTGACAACATCACAGGACGGATGAGCTTTGACGTAAGGGAAAACAGAACTCCTTACTACTTCTCCCATCGACAAAATAGAGGCGGGCGGGGCGGTTACGACACGATTCTTGTAACCTCTCTCGGGTATGACAGCAACCCTATGGATAACATCCTTATCGGGATTGTTCAGATATTCATTACAACCACTGTAGAAGTAAAAGTGGTCAAGAATACTGGACATTTCCTTTGGACTAAGGAGGTCCTGGGTTCTGTCTGGGTCGTACGACGCCTTAGCGATACCTCGAAGTATGGGATGGCAAATGTCCTCTGGTCTAGGCTTGACACCGGCACGAATGTCGGCGAGCAAGTCATTTTGACCTTCAGAGATTTTGTCACCCAACTTCTTGATGTACGCATAGAATCCCCCAGCTCCCCGGGGGTTCTCGTAACAGGCAGACGGAGACGACTTACAAACTACCGGAGAGGGATCGTGCATTTTACCGGCCAATTTTCTATCGTAACGAACCGACTTCTGGATATATCTTGGAACGAATTGTTCTATAGAGCGGAGGAAATTTATTGGTACAGCGGGAGCTGGAGTAGCCACATTTACCATGTGGTCAACCAGAGTCTCAGAGACCTTCACCTTATCAACACACGTTGGGAACCCTCGACTTACTCCGCTGAAAGCGAAGAGTCCAAGGGGAGTGAACACCTTTTGAAGAAAAGTGTCCAACTTCTTGGGGAAACCATGTGCGATAGGTGGGGGATCGGATCCCAAAGAGATCGCCCGCAACCTGTTCAATTCCTCTTTCAACACGCTCACTACGTACCCGACTGTCCGGCGGCTAGATCTTGCCACCCAGTCTCGAAGGTAGAAGGAACCTCTCATCGAGGATACATCCAGATCATTATAAGAGTCGGAAACAACCAACGCGGCCCAGAGAGCCTCCCACACGATCTGTTCGGGAGTACGCTCTTTATCACTGTGCCAATGCTTAGTTCTAATCTTGGAAAGGGGCTTGCAACCTCCACTCTTACGAGGGGAGGGAGCAGTCGAGTCCTTGAATTCCAATCGGGTTAGGTGAGATGACAACCTAACTTTCATGTTCTTCG